ATAAAGTACTAACTTTAATTGTAGCAATAGGTGGAGTTGTAGCAGCACTTGTAATGTAATGTGGAGACTATGTCTTGCATTATTCTTATTAATACCCACACCTGTATTTGCAAATGAAGTAACAACAGTCACAGAATCTTTTGATGAAAATGGTTGGACATCTGTAATATCTTACGATAGTGGTGGTGCAGAAAACTCTGTAACAAATCTTTATGATGGTACTCATTTATGTGATGGTTATTGTTTAGAATACAATCGTAATTCAGGTAGTGGATATGTTCTTAGATTATGGTGGGAAAGAACAGACATACAAACTTTTGCTGTTGACCTTAGTGGGCTTAACAATGACTGGGATATAAAGTATTTATATACAGATGACACAGATAGTGGATGGATAGCTAATACATTTACTGCTAATAAACCTGATGAAAGTCCTGCTTGGGAAGATAAAGAGTTTAGTTATACAGAAACATCAGGCAAATTTATAAAAGAAATAAACCTTAATTTTTATAGTGACTATGTAGGACTAGATGATATATCTATTACTTATGCTACTCCTACTCCAACCACTACTACCACTACTACTACTTTGCCTCCACCTCCACCACCACCTCCACCTCCACCACCTCCTACACCTGAAGAAATTATTGTAGATATAGTGGTAGAAGGTGTTGATAAAACTTACACACAAGCTGACGTCAATGATGGCACCATAGAGCGTGACCAAGAGCGTATAGATAATGAAGATATGTTTGGTTGCTTTATGACTAATGCACAGATAGAGCGTGGTGATTGTGATATACCAGAACCTATTGAAGAAAATATTGAAGATGATATTATAGAGGAGGAGGTAATCGTTGAAGAGATTGAAGAAGATGTGGATGTCCTCATTCCTGAGGATGATGTTGTTGTACTGGACCCACCTGAAGAGGAAGTTATTGAAGAAGAAGTACTGGAATTTGAAGAACTACCTATTGAGTTCGAGATTATTGAATTTGATTTGGAAGACATTGCACCCGAAATCGTGGTGGAAATACCAATACAAGATGAAATAGAAGAGGAGATTATAGATGAAGAGATTGAAGAGGATGTCCAGGAAGTTTTGGATGAGCCGATACAGGAAGTTGTTAGTGAAGATACGCCAACCACAACACTACCAAGAGTGGAAGATGAAGAACCCTTAGAACTAACTGAAGAAGAAGTTGCAGTTGAGGTAGCTGAAGTAGAAGAAATTATAGAAAACATTGTAGTAGTAGAAGCTACCGTTGAAGAAGTTGTTGAAGTACTAGAACAAGTTAATGATGTCGGTGTACAGAACTTAGACCAAGCTACTGAAGAAGTACAAGAGATAGTACAAGCTGTTGTAGAAGAAGCTATTGCAGATGTTGAAGAACTTACTGAAGAACAGATAGAAGTTGTAGCAGAAGTATTACAAGTAGAAGCAACAGATGTAGCTATCATTGCTGAGTCTGTTAAAGATGATGAGGTTATAGCTGAAGCAGTAGAAGAGTACGTTGCACGTGCTGTAGAAAATACAGACGTAGAGAACTATACATTAGCTGACGTTGTAACAGAGGTACAGTTTGAAACCTTCATAGAAAACCCAATACAAACTTTTATAGACATTGATATAGAGGACATAAACTTTAGTGAGATAGGTAATGACATGACTAATGACCAAAAGGAAAAAGCTCAAGAAGTTGTAGTCCCTGTAATTCTGACTAGAATAGCTACTATGGCTGCTTTTATATATAGGAGAGGTAATGTTTAAAAAACTAGGCAACTGGATAATAGATGCGATTAAGGAAACACTTAACCTTAGTTGGACTCTTGTCGGTTTAGTTATTGCAACATTAACATTGACTGGTTCTGCACAACAAGTGACAGGACTTGCTACCCTAATTACATTAGCTGTATGGCTATTAACAATAGGATTTAGGAAAGGAGAGTAGCATGAGTGGATGTTGTGGTGGTGGATGTTGTGGCACAAAATAAATGCTATACTTATATAGATAAGAATGGAACACATGTAACTATGTGTCACTGTAAATATGGAGGTTTAAGTGAAGCTCACAGTAGTTAGGACACAATTTGGTACAGATGCTACCAACGGATTGTTGTTTATAGATGGTTTATTTGAATGTTATACATTAGAAGACCAGTATCAAGTAGTAAAAGTTATGCATGAGACCTGCATACCTGAAGGTGAATACGCAATAGAGTTTAGAAAGACTGGTGGATTCCACGCTAAGTACACAGAGAGATACAAGAACGCACACTATGGTATGCTTCATGTACAGAACGTACCTAACTTTACTTATATACTGATACACACTGGCAACACCGATGAGCATACTTCGGGTTGTCTTATTGTCGGAGAAAGTCAACAAGATTTAGATGTATCTAAGGACGGCTTCATAGGTTCAAGTGCTGTGGCGTACAAGAAAATGTACAGAAAAGTAGCAGGTGAATTACTACAAGGTAAGCCAGTAAGTATTGAGTACACAACTATAAATAAATTATTAGAAAGTAAACCTACTGTTGATAATAAAGCTAAAGACCATACTGTCTTAGCTAGCACAGTCTTTGATAAACTACAAGAAATCAATGGTAATGTTATTAAAACTAACGCCATGTTGAAAGGTAGATTGATACAATGAGTTTGTTTGAGAAATCAAAGAGAGCAAGAAACCAAGATGGTACATTCAAGAAGGATGTAGCGTGGACACCTTGGTCCGATTCGTGGGAGTATAAGATGAGTGAAGACTTAAAAGATATGTTGGAACGAACATTATGGACGTTCGTTGAAGCATTCCTTGGAGCTTTAGTTGTCGCACCTTTAATATCCGTTGACGCAAATACTTTAGAGTTAGCTGCGTTAGCTGGTGGTGGTGCTGCACTAGCAGTTGTCAAGACATACGCTAAAAAACAAATTAGCAAATAGTTCAAATAGCATAGCCGAGGATGTTATCCTTTCTGCCTCGGCTCGTGCTTTCGATAAATTAGAAGGGTACTTCTCCAGGTTTAACATCATCCAAAGATTTTGCACTAGGTAATACAACACCATTTATAGCTGAAGCATAATCATTCCATGCATTGGGTGTAACTTTGTTATCAACCCACCATGATTTAGAAAATACTTTTCCATCCACAGTGTCACCAGTCGTGCATTTACTAGCCATGATGCATCTAAAGTCAGGAGACCTTTCTGATTTCTTTTCACTTGATGGTATGTATTGCACACCACCACCACATGTACACCATAGACCTACGTTATCTATAGCAACAGTACCGTTATCATGTTCTGTTGTCTTTATAGAAAACCCTGCATCTGTTAATATTTTAATTGGACCACCAACTTTATCTTGTACAGGGGCTTGTTTCTTTACCTGTGGTGTAGGTTTACTTTCTTTGACTGGGGCTTTACCCTGCGTTACCTTAGACATTTCTTGTCTTGATGGTCTAGCTTTATCACTACCTTGGTACTTCCAGTTAGCTAAAGCTCTACCTATTGCAGAAGTTTCACAGTTCTCTAGCCATGCTTCTTTATTAGCAAAGCCACCCTGTCCTTTAAATTCTTGTGCATAGCCAGAACTTACTGAGCGTTCATCCTCTATATCTTTGTACACATGTGCTCCTACGACACACCAAGTACCATCATCAGCCATGTTCTGTATGTATGTATCTATTCTTCCGTTAGGATATTCAGACCAAAACTTTTTTAGTCTATCCTCTACTGTTTCGTAACTGTTTAAATCAAAGCCCATAAGCTCCTCCTTCTTAATTGTTATTTTATTTTAGATGTCTCTACGTTTAAAGTAAATTGTTTTACTTTATACCTTCTGCACATAGGGTTAGTGCATTGCAAAAACCCCATGTAACAGTATAAAGCATCACCACAACTCACACATATGTGCGACATACTACTCCTCTAGGTTTATTAAATACTCAGCAGTCACACCTTTGTCAGGCTTAACAAACAAACAATGCTGTGATGGTCTACCCATACTGGCTAATTGTTCTAATGCATATCCATTATGTGATTCTGTACTACCATTAATCCATACACGTATATCGTTGATATACAAATTAGTAGGTGTATGATAGTGACCACAGACTGCGTGAGTGAAATCCTCCATTAATCCGTTAGAAGCTAGAGCTTTCCATCCTAGAATTTTTTTGTTATATCCATAGAATGGTAGTCCCATACTACCTCTAATGTTATCTCCATGAAAGCAAAGGAACTTAGATTTACTACCGAGGTCAGCAACTAAGTACCAGTTGTTATCTGGTACTATAAACTTAATACGTTTCTCATTAGTAAACATAGTTTCCAATATCTTACCTAACATTCTATCAGCATTACTCTCAGGATTGTAGTCTTTTCTTGCCCTACCTCCTAGAGAGCCATGGTTTCCTATAACCCAGTAAACATCTACCTCTTCAAACTCAGCTAATAGTTTACTAAAGAAACCGTATAGTATTCTAGGACCATCAACAGTGACCTGCCTATACAGGGAACTATCAATAAGATGTGCTTGTCCAGGAAATATAAGTTCTCCCTCTACAATATCACCGAGTGCTAACACTGCACACTTTCTTACCTTATGGTTTGCACCCTGAATGCGTGCAATTTTAATTATCTTATCAGCATAACGTAGCACTCTCTCCTCTGCTATCTCAGTACTATAGGTAGGAGTTGTCTTAGCTAACTGAATGTCACTTAATAAAGGAACACAAATCTCTTCATCTTTGTATTTCTTTTTACTTTTAGGTGGAGCTTTTAAAGTAGGTATATCAAGTGTTGATATACCATCTTTAGCCGCACTATATACTGCTTCAATCAGGTCAGCTTTCTTATCCTTAGCTCTTTCTAATTGTTTAAGTAATCTAACATTAGTATCTTTTAGCTCTTTAATAGTGTTGCTTTCTGCTTCAGCTAATAGTTTTGCTAACTCTTTATTCATTCTCATCCAACTTATACATCCATGCACTTACTCGTGAACGGCTAACTTTAACACCTAACTCTTCATTAAGTATTCTTGTTACGCTTGATGCGTTGGGTTTCTTTCCTTCTTTTATCATCTGCTCTATACCATCAATGAAGGGTTTAGCTTCTTTAGATATATTCTCATACCAAGGAGTTACTCCTCCTTGTTTTCCCTGTAGTGCTTTTGTAAGCAAGTTTTCTATATTACTCATACAAACAGTATATCATATGGTTATGCGTATGCATATGCATATGAAAAAAAAATAAAAAGAACTTATGCATATGCATATAATATACAAAAAAAAAGAGAGGCGTGGAAGGACACCTCTCTCTTTCTAGTCGGCAACAGTTAGCGTTTAGCTAATTGTTTTGCTAATCTTTTAACAAGTTCTTTAGCCTTGATAGGGATTATATTATTCTTTATCATGAACTGTGCTATCTCATGTCGTAGTTCTAATGGTAAGTTTCTAGCACTACCATCACTTCCTACACCTACAACTTGTTGGTCACTAATCCAGATACGTGGCTCAGGTTGTTGAGCTAACCATTTAAGTGCATCTAAATCAACAGAGTTGTACCCATGTTCATAGAGATTACTAATAGCTTTAGTATTTAATTTGCCGTCTTTAGCAATTACTTCTATCATGCCATCACAGTCATCTCTCTTGTAACCATAACCTGTGTAACCTGCTATGTTAGCAGCAGGAAGTAAGTCAATTACTTCTCTTACATCTTGTTCATTCCAACTCATAGAGCCACTAAAGTCAATCATTAAGCTACCACCTAGGGTAGTAGACTTAACATTGAATACTTTTCTATCAGTAGTTAAGCGATACATTTTCTTAGGCACTACACCTGTATCACTACTACGTCTAGTAATTTCTCTAATTGCTTTTTGTATCCTATGATTAGGAACAAATGGTTTTATCTTAGCTACACCATGAACACCACCTTCGTCCATAGCGTAATCAATAAGGTTTCTGTCATGGTATTGTTGTGCTGAGTCTTTAATATTATCAGCTAACTCTTTGCTAAGATTATCAGGCAATGTTAATACAGTATCATCAACATCAGTCAAGCTTTGTTTAAGGAGCATTTCTAAATACTCATCACTTGCTAGTTGAATAGATTGTTCTGTATCTAAGTCGCCATCTTTATCAGCAAATCCATACTTAGACATCCGTTTCCTATCCCAATAGTCTAAGTCTTTAAGAGTTAATATTCTTACTACCTTATTAACTCTCCTACGTAACTGTGTTTTGCTAAGAGGTCGTCCTTTGTACCTCTGTAATTCACTATGCCACTTGTATTCTCCTACAAGTTGTAGGCTTCTTACGTATGACTTAGCATGAGCACATATATTGAACAGTTGAGAAACAGTATCTGTTAACTGCTTAGCATCTTTAAGTAAATACTGTTCAGGTATATTAGAGTTAGGTGGATAGTGCAATCGTAATGCACTAACACAGTAACTAACTACCTCTTGTCTCTTAATGTGCATATAGAAAGGTGTATGAGGAACAAGAAAACTCATTACCTCTCCAAGACTTGCACCTTCTAGTAACATATCAACAGCAGTAGAACTCATTCTATCGTTATGATTTTCTGAACAGTAAGGTAAGTGAACACTACAATAGTCAAGGAACTTCAGCTCGTTATCAGTAAGGTTGTCACCCTCTTGTTGTCTTGCTTCAAGTATTTCTTTTAACTTAACTTGTGCGTGGTTTCCACTATAACCTAAACCATTAGCCATGGCTTTTAGTATTTTACCTTGGTCGCTTACAACATATCTATGAGCTATCATGTACTGTGCCGTATGCAAAGCAACTTTGTCATTGCTACGGAACTTCATATTAGCAAACAGATTATACTTTTTCATTGCAGTAGCGATTGATATAGTAGCACTCTCTTTCTTGTTAAGATAAGGGTAACTAGCTATTACTAAATCACTCTTGTTAGGAGTAGGCGTTAGGTTATGCTTTCTTACTACCTTATGTTTCCTAACTCTGTCACCTATAAGGGACAGGTTAGTAAGAGTAGTAGGTAAGTTTAACGCACCTAACTCCTTACTAAACAGGTCACTCATTGCGTATCATTATGTTCTTGTAATGCTAGTGCTTCCAATATCATTGAACTTTCGTTAGGAAACACAGCACGAACGCTGTCCTCTTTAGATAAGCCGCTACTCATAAGGTTAGCAAACGCTGACCATCTACGAATAGAGAACGCATCATGTTCAAAGTCGTTGTATACGGCACGTATGTTCTTAGGTAGTACATTAAGTGCATCAGGGTGGACTGTATCAATCTTCATTGTTACAGGGAACCTGTCACGTAAGGCATCACCTAGGTCACTAGGTACACCATTCATAGTGGCTATTGCTTGAAAGCCATCAGCTGGTCTAACTGTTTCCTTCTCCTTGTTAGGAAGTGTGAACTTCGCAAACTGTGGGTCATCTAGTAAGGCATGTAAGAAAGTCATTACGTCAGCACCTGCATGGTCTATCTCGTTAATAACTAATCTTGCACCTTCACGCCAAGCTCTAATACCTAAGCCATCAATCCACTCAAAACTACCAGTATCTGTAGGAACATAGTGTCCCATCAATTCTGCTGCCGTACTATCGTGAGTCAATGTAGTAGTGTATACTTGTTGTTCTTTCTTAACACTAAGATTACTTGCTTGATATGACTTACCTGTACCAGGTATACCATAGAGCAATAGTCTTGGTGTATGTGGTATGACCTTTTCTAGTAAAGACCATACTGTATTTTCGTTTGTCATTCTTCCTCGCTTTCTTTAGACAACAGTTCCTCCACTTCCTTAATGAAGTTCTCTGTCATCTCTTCCTGTTTTATATTCTCCCATACTGACATGACATCATCAGTAATATTTTGTACCTCAGGTACATCAGGCAGTAACTCGTAAGCTTCTGCTGGTATGTCTACGATAACAGTTGCACTCTCGTTAACTGTATCATCATCTCCTATGAGTACACATTCCCATACAGTTCTGTAGTGCATGGGTGCAACTACTCCTTCTATATGGTAATGAGGCATAGCCATTTTTAGAAAGATTGGAAACCTTCCGTCAATAGCTTTCATCTCCTCTGTACCTTCAGTATTAAATAGCCACTCCATGAGTGACCTGTTGTAACCATTAGAAATCGCTAATGAATTAAGATAATTCAATATTGTTTTCGTAATAGCTACGTAGCTTTTAAGTGCTTCCACTATTCCTCCTCGTTTTTCTTGTTGTCTTTCTTGTCAGGCATTACTTCTTTTAAGAAGTTCTTTATATCCTCATCTGTAAGAGACATGTCCATGTTACTTGGGTGTCTCATATCAGTAAGGTCTGCATCTTTGTAGCCTTCTATGATAGAGGCTATAGACTGTGGATAACCAAGGGCTATCATCTGTGGTTCCTCATGTTCTACAACTTGTTTGTACATCATAGCAAAGGTTTTACTATCTGACATCATGCTCATTACAATCTGCATAATAAATAGACACACTTCGTACGTGTCTGCACTATCAATACCTTCGTCCTCCATAAGATGAACGACATGTCCTAGTATTTCATTATCAGCTGGTGTACGTTTATCACGAACGTCCTTAATAACCTGTTGCATGAAAGCAGTAACACCAAACGCAAAGTCTTTCATACGTCTCTGCCATATGTAATCCTCTATGAATTTCATGGCACCGATAGTATCTTGTGCGCCTACATGAAAACGTCTGTTGTCACTATTACCTACAGCATTACCATCCTCATCTTTGTCAGGGTCATAGAATATACCTACACCGAATAGGTCTAACTCTGTCATAGCTAGTCCTTTAGATATACTTTCTAGTCCCCACTCCTCTGCCTTCTTCATCTTTGCGTCCATAATACGAGCAAATTGTTCGTACTCTTCTGGGTTGTCTTTCATAAAATCGCCAAAGTCTCCCATTACTTATTATCCTCCTGTTCTTTACTAAGGGTTATTCCTTCTGAACAACCACAGCTACAATACTCATACGTGTCGTATTTAGTACTGTAATCTTTTTCTATTTCCGTCTTACACTCATCACACATTGCTCTGCTACCACACCATATTGCTATAGGTAGTAGAGTATCAAGTGAGTTGTTACACATATCACATATCCAAAGGTCATCAGGTACTGTTGTACTATTGTCAATCACTACCCAACCATTAGCTTCACTCTCCTCTATCCAAGAAGGGTCGTTCTGTATCTTTAGGATTTGTCTGTGCTTTATTGCATCGCCTACCCATGTCCAATGATTAGGCTCTACGTACTCTTGTTCTTTAATAGCTTCCACTATTCCTCCTTCTCTACGAATGGTGACACAGTATAGATAGTTGGTCTATGAGCTCGTAGTACAAACTCATCATTGTTATCTGCTAAAGATACAATGTTATCAACCTCTGCTACTGCATCTTCTACTGTTACATCACTTTCAAATAAGAAATCAACAGTCAGTATGTTCTCATCTTTCTTCATGTTCTCATCTACATACACGTAGATGTCATCTTTACTGGACACTATCTAACCTCCTTTTACTATTTTGTTTCTTGATAGTTTGATAACCACATGTAAAGCACTGCACTATTACGTGTACACTACTCTTAACGTTGCTATGTATTGCTAACTCAATGTAGTTATCTTGTCTACAATTATCGCATTCCATATTATTCCTTCCATAAATAGGTGAACCCTAGCCTTCGGTCATTACAAACAGGGACGTCATAATTCCTACGGACTAGGGCTTCACCATACGTACAAGTATCGTATTGTTTGATACTTACTATCTCCCCAGATAGCTCGTAGTACACAGACTATGAACCATGTACTACAAGCTACCCCCTACCTGCAACGAAAGGGTAACGAACAGGTAGGGATAAGTTGTTATGGTAGCTATTTAGAACTTACAGTCATAACATACTGCAATTCTTTTCTTGTGTTTTCTTTTCTTAACAGTAACGAGCATAGTATATAGCTTATCTTGTAAGCCAATACTCATACCACAAAAACCACAGGTATCATAAGTGATTTCTTTCTTAGGTATAGATATAGTAGCGTTCTCCTCCATATCCTCCTGCCGTTGCATGCTCTCATTAGCACGAATTTCTGCTAATAATACCAGACCTTCCTTGATACCTGAGGTATCTTTGACTGGTATGGTAGGGTTTTCTAACTCCCTACAATCCCTGCATATATAGCCACGAACTAAGTTCTTGCTACAGTACTTGCATACTGAAGTCTTAGGCATAGCATTAGGTACAGGGTATTTATATTCTTTGATACCATTAAGGTCAGGTATCTCTGTATGTATTACAGCTTTCTCTACTGCATCATAAGTTCTCTTGAACTTAGGTACAGAAGGTTTTTTATTATGTTTCATTACGCACCTTTCATATTCTATATAGTCGTGTCAAAATAAAATCTTGAATTGACTTGAACAAAATCTAACATTTTGCCCTAGGCGACATAGGGTCTTATAGACCAGAGAAATTTGACAACCCCTATGCATTGACTCCCTTGACCTGCGTATGATATATATTTAAATATATATCTGGAAAAAAAAATAATATTTATTTTACTACGTGCACGTAGATTATATTATTACTACCACTATATGTAGTAGTAGTATAGAGAGAGAGATAGTATAGAGTAGATTAATGTATGTATATATACATATGCATATGCATATTAATAATTATATATGATGATGTTGTGTTGATATAGGAA